CTCGCTCTGAAACCCACTCGCCGCAGTCCGAGGCATACCAGGACGACCAGCCCACTGCTCAACCGGCCGCTGAATAGCACGGTCGAGTCCCGATAGACACAAGTACCGCACCGCATCCATCAAATGGTCCATCTCTTTTACAATCTTTCCCTTTTCGTCACGCCGATAAATCCGATACTCCTGACGAAAATTCTGCAATGTCCTAAATACCCGCAACTTCCCCATGCTCAAACGCGACCACACCGCATGGATGCCTGCCTCGACTGCATTATTCGCAGGCGTCAGCGACGTAAGGCCCAAGTCAATATACTGACCAAGTAGCTGCTGCCCATCACTCTGCCCTCGGCCTCTGGCGGCAGGATCAACCACTCCCGGTATCCATTCGCCTCGGGATCGAATCGCCGCGGCATGTACCGCCGGCTCAGCCTGGCCCCGATAGTGCTCGCTGTACAGGTACAAGCAGTCGTCCTCGGGATCGACCGCTCCCCACACCGCCGCCGTCCGGTTCCACCCCACATCCAACCCATACGCATGGCGATACCACGCAGGAAATTCAAAAGGGTCACAGATAATTTCTTCCTCTCCCACAGGATATATCGCTCCCGCACCGAGCGACGGAATGCCTTTGGTTCTGGCATCGCGCTCATGAGGTGCATACGATTGGGCAAGATCCACCTTGTCCTGCTGGGACAGGTGGGGAACGTCATCCCACGTTGCGAATGTCGTCCACCGGCTCATAGCAGAAGCTCAGCTCTTGTGATGATATCCAACCTCACCCTCCCGCCGTTCACCACCCGGCATGAACGACTGCACTACCGCAGATAGTCCTTTCAACGGAGTGAACGCGCACAGCACAAGACCAGACGCCTCTCCCGGTATAGTACTCATCGTTCGAGTAAGAGCTTCTGAATAAATAGGCTGCGGAGGCTCTTCATCGAGGATAACTACATCGACCTTAGCCGCCTGAAACGCTTCTCTCCCCATTTCATAGGCTTTGAAAACTAGACGCGATGAACCGCCATACGCATGATGGATCTGCATCGCGTCCACCGCATCAGGAACGCCACTACGAGCAACAACCCGCTCTATCCGATCTCTCGGTATCAGACCGGTCCCAAGCGACCCAGGCTGTCCGAGCAACGCACCTTGAAGGCTCTCGCGAACAGCTTTGGTATCTTCACCGCAGATCCATGCCACTATGGGCCGACTGAACCGGTATCCTTGCCACCACACAGGATACCATCCGATAAGGTGACACACCGCTTCGTAACAAACAGCAACCGACTTTCCAACGCGATTAGCCGCCACGAAGGCTCGCTCTTGGTGTCGCGCGCCAGCAGCAAAGAAATCTAGATGCTTAGGATATAACTCGCGCCGTAATGGACCGTTCTCCGGGAACATTAGATACAGCCGATTGAACGTTGGCCACATCTCGCGCTCTGCCAGCTCCGCCAGCATTCCAGGCCCGACATTCGCCAGCAGTTCAGCGAGGTCGGTCACACCACCTCACCCAAGATCCTCGCGCACCGTCACCCTCTGAGGCCTGATCGACACCTCCGCCGGCTCATACAGAGCCCCATGCCGCCCGCACGCCATCTGATCACCACGCACCTCCCCGCAGGCACGCAACAGCGCCTCACCAGTCACCACATTATACAGCGCCGTGCACCAGTAAACCGCCGGCTCGCTACCGTTCATCCGGCAATACTTGCACCTAGGCTGCGATCCACGCCCAGCGCACACAGGAACATCGGTCATCGGCCAGCCCTCGCAATCCGCCTGCGCTCATTAACTCGCTCGCGGCAATAGTCGCAGCGGTATCCGACAGTCCGCACGCCGCAACCGTAGCAACGGCGTCGCTTCACCCAATGCTCCACCCGCCATTGGTGGTTGGACCTATGAGGCATTGCCACAGGAACGTCAGACGCGCTCATGGCAGGAACCTAATCGCTATGAATGCACAAACCACCCACCAAAACACGTCATATCGAGTGATAGGCTTCATCATGTATGCAGAAAGCGCCTCCCTCGCACGCCTCATAATACGCCGGTCCAGATCGGTCACAGCCGCACCGGAGCCGATTCAGTCCCGCCAGCGCGCTTGTGCCACTCCGCCAACAACGCCATGTCTAACTGACGCAACTCGTCCGCCGTCAACGGCAGCGACCGCAACAGCGCCACAAGCGCCTCAACCCGCGTCATGGCCTAGCCATCAGCCGGATCGTCCACAAATCCGACGCCAGCGACCGATCGCCCAAATACGCATATGGCATAGTGAAGTAGCCGCCCTGCCCCCAGCCAGCGCCCCACGAGTTCCGCACGATGAACCGCTGGCTCGCATCGTCATAGCCGACCGCCAGCACCGCATGGCCGCCCAGCAACTCCTCAGACGAAGCTGGCAACGGCACGACGCCACTCGCCGCTACCTCTTGGCTCTCGAAGCTCTCATACACCGAGAACCCGAACGCGAACGGATAACCAGACGCCAGACACGCCTTCATCTGCCCCGTGGTCTGCACGACGCGCGCATACGCAACAGCGCGGTCCTGCTGCGCAGCAATCCACACGACCTGCGGCGGCCGCATCGTGAACTTGGTGATGTCATACGGCCACGCGCTCTCGAATGGCGCGCCATACTGCGCTACAACCTTGATCCCATCGCGCAGCATCGCACCAGAATCCGAGTAGATCGAGCCCTCGATCATCCGCTCACAGTAGTATATAAAGAGACGCGACGGCACCTCTGCGGGGTTGTCCTGCTTTAGCCACTCGAATTGCACCGCACCACCAATCGCATTGGCCGTGCACGAGCCTAGCTGGCCCTGATCGTAGGGCGGTGGGCATTGCGAGCGCAGATCCACAGCCGGCGGTATCGCTACGTCAGCGGCAACGCTGAAGAAGTGATCGCGCGCATCTGGCAGGTCAGGCACCCAGCCATAGCGCGAGTGTGTGCGTTGTCTCATGTTCTTTTCCTACCAATGAGCCAGTCGAGTGACACGCCATAGAGGCTTGTGAGCGAGATGGCGTGGAGTATCGACGGTGTGCGTTGCCCGCTTTCCCAGCAGGAGACGGACCAGCGGGAGACGCGAGCAAACTGCGCCACGTCATCTTGCGTCAGCCGGTAGCGGCGACGGATTAGGCGCAAGCGCTTGCCGATGGCCGATGCGAAGGCTCGCTCAGCACGCATCACGACATCCCCGCGAGCTCAATCGCTTTGGTCTGCGCTTCGAGATCGCGCAAGATTTCGTCCCACTCGCTTTGCGTGCAACGCCCGACATGCGCAACGCTAGGCTCGTCCACCAGCGTTGCACCACGCGCTATTGCCTCACGCGCCGCGCTGTTGACATCGGAGCGCCAGCGCCCGCACTCGCAACGGCCGAAGTTATATGTGTGGCCGGCAATGCTCATGGCGCATCCTCACCATCGATTAGGTTGGACGTAGCAGCCACAGCATCGACAAGCGCACTCTTGGTCTCATCGTCTACCGCTAGCTTTGCCAGAGCGAGCATGATCACAATCTGATTCTCTAATATCTGTGTAAGATGTGCGAGATATGTCACGGCGCATCCTTCGGCAGCACCTTGCCCATAAGTTTCGCGAGCAACGCACGTTCATCATCCGAGAGATTGTCGAGGTTGACGATCGTGCGCGCCTGATCCTCAGTCGAGTGATCGCGCGGCTTGCCAATGCCTCGATTGAGTATCGCTTCAGTTGCCATGAACGCTACACGCTCATCATCCGAGCGCATGAGCTCAAGCTGACGGTGAATTGCTTCGGTGGAATATTCTGCACAGATTTTGCGCGCCTCGAAGTACGCACTCTGATTCCATCCGCCTGGATTGCCAGACTTGCCTTTCTGGAAAGGCGTAAGCTTACCAGCACCGTGCTTCGGAACGATATAGTTACGTTCACTCACTCCCGCACTAGATTGAGTGGTCTCGCCCATTGCTTAGGAAACACGCTCCGAATGTAGCGACCAATCGGCAGAATACGCGAGTTTTAGCGCGAGTTGCGTACGATTGGAAGCGCCAGTTTTCTTTAGCATATGATGCACGTGCATTTTCACAGTTCCTTCGACTAGACCTAGTTCTTTTGCGATTGCGCGATTTGGAACGCCCTTAACGAGAAGCGCTGCAACTTTGAGTTCAGGCGCTGTGAAGCGATGCGGAAAGCGATTCACCTCATCACGCTCCTGTGTTTACGAATGTAGCCACATCACGCTCCTGTGACCACAAAAGGATAGACATGCGACAAAATGTCGGGTAGGATGTGTTCATCGAAAGGGAGCAACGACAAATGATCACCATCACCATTCACACCGACAACGAGGCTTTCGAGAGCGAGCCGCATGTAGAAGTCGCACGCATCCTCAAGCGCCTTGCGGTCAGCTACCAGACTGCCGACGAACTTCTTGAGAGCGTGAAACTTCTCGACATAAACGGCAACACGGTCGGCCACGCTGTTGTAACCGACAGCTAACCCCCAACCCCGCAGGAGATGGAAATGTTCGAGGTATGGTTCCGCAACAACCGCGCTGGCACAACACTCCGCATAGCAGCCGCATCGCGCACCAAAGCCATTGCGATGTTCGCGGACCGGCATGGCGTTATGCCGAGTTCCTACATCGCAGCAAAACGCATCAGCTAACCCCCCGCCCCACCCAACCCTGGAGCGCACGAGATGACACACCCGATAGCACAAACGATCCTTAGCCAACTCGGCGGTAACAAGTTCCTTGCGATGACTGGCGCGAAGAACCTCGTCGCCGGCGAGCGCGAGTTGCAAATGCGATTTGGTCTGATCCGTCGCACAATGCGAATTGAGCTTGCGGCGAACGACACGTATCGCGTGCGCCTCTATCGCCTCACACGCGGCCTCGAAGTTCACACGGTCGCCGCCCAGGATGACGTGACCAATGAGATGCTGGTTCCGGTAGTCGAGCGGATGATCGGCTTGCGGACCAGCCTGGAGGCATAGATGCCCCGCGCCCGCACAATCACCACCGGATGGAGACAACAGATGACAATCATCGGCACATCGTACTTCGTCAGCAGGACCGCAGCGAACGAGTATTACGCGGAATATGGAGAGGAGCCGATCCGCGTTAGCCACAAGCAGTTGGCAGGAGAGATCCACATCGGCAAGCCACCGCTCAAAGCTAATGAGCGGCTGGTAATGTTGGATGGTGGCAAGCGCTACGGCATTGCGGATGACGGACCGCTGACTCCACGCCAGAGATGGGGAGTCTAGTTCATGGCACGCCGCACAATCACGCTCCCGGATGG